TCCGTCCGGCTGGTATAAGAACCTGCCCAAGAAGAGGCACCATTCCAAGCACTGGTCCGGGCTTCTATTAACACCACCCGGTTTGAAACGTCTGTAATGCCATTAGAGTTTGCCACCACCCAATCCCAAGCACTATCCCAATCATTGCTGTGGGCCTTCACGTAATCAATGGCAACTTGGTCTGCTGTACTGACCGTATCCTTTTCCCGGAGCTCCCCCAGCAAGGCATCAAACTTACCACCGGCTAGAACAGAGCTGGCCCCCAGCAGGCTCATCAATATCCAAGGTAGAATCTTCTTCATTTTCTCTCTCCTTTTTTGATTTTCAATTATTATTGTGGTGCAGGCAGATACGTGGCTGTTGCTCTGTTGACCCAAAGATCCAATGTCTGCGATGTGGTCCATATATTGGTAGTCAAAGCCACCTTCTGAATGTAGTTGGTCCCGGTCCCAGACTTCCAGCGTTTGTAGAACGTGGTGCCAGCTCCGCCGACATCTTCCACCTGATAAGTCTGGGTGGACCTGGCAATCATGGCCCGGGTAACAGCATCAAGGCCGGAGGGAGTATTCACTAGATCCCTCTGGGCTGCTGTGTCCTGAGTCATATAGTTGAGGGCAACAGCCCCGGCTATCGTGGCCACCAACATCAGCACAAATACCATGGTTCCGATTCTGTTCTTCATCTCACCTCTCCTCATTGTTTGGGCAAATTACCCATTATCATTCAGTATGTTCAAAGTCCTAAAGGGCATCCGGAAGATCTGGAACAGATTCGTGCCCGAGAAAGCCTGCACTTCCAGCTTGGTAGAGGACAGCTCCCCATCCGTGCCAATGTCGCTTTGGAAATCAGCATTGTCGGCATCCAGGAGAATGCTCAACTGACCGACTGTAGGATCTGCCGTAGCAGCGGCCTCTCCCCAGTCCCCTGTCACGTTGAAGCCTACATTCAAGGTCTTGCACATGGGGGTCGTAGTGAGGTAGTCCTTGTCTACCACACCAATGTAAGTCATGGCGGCCCCAAGGCCCGTGTAGACCGTGAGGCTGGAGTCTGTGACCAAGAGTAGATTCACCAGAGGCTTTTCCCGGAAAGCTATGAAGGGGAGATCCTCCGTGCGCAGGAGGCCCCCGGTCGAAGTCCGCAGGACCTTCTCTGTGACATCATACCACATATATATGATCCGCCGGTCACTCATTTCCCAACTCCCTTGATGACTTCCAGCTTGAGATCATCATCAATGAACTGCTCCAGGTATTCGTTCGCGGGCTGGCATGCTTCATTCATCCTCACCTGGACCTCCATGCAATCCAGTCTCCTTTGTTGCATCTCTCTCTTGGCAATGGTGTATTCTGCATTCTTCTTCTCAAGTTCCTTGGCCAATTTCTTGCAAGCGGCACTTTGTTCTTTGATGAGCTTCTTCAACTCCTCATCATCCTCATGACGATGGCTTTCGTAAATCAGGGCACTCTTGCGCGTGAGGATCAGCTTCCTCTGTTCTTCCTTCTGTGTTTTCCTGTTCTTGCTCATGGATAACCCCTAGTGTTTATCTGTGTGCTCATACCAGTTTGCCTTGAATGCCACTATATTTGAGTTGGTGCTTGATGTGAATGTCCGGCAGTACACTGTGTTCTGCTTCAACATCAATTCATTTTCATGAGTAGAGCCACCGCCCTGCGCTTTGGCACCCCACTTAGCTGTGGAGACTCGCTGGGTGTAACTGGTGCAAACTGTCACTCCAGACGTAATCACGAATTGACTGTTGTTAATTTCGTAGGCATCCCCAACAGCAAACACATTAGCCGTTCCTCCAGCCAAAGCCGCCACACCTATTGTATTGGCATCATTGTCTATTATGATCCCGCTTGATCCGTCTGTGGTGTTAAATACTTGCATCCCGATCAATGCATCCACCACCCATGTTTGGGCTGTGTCCTGCATTAGTACAGTTGGAGCCGCAGAACCTGTGACCAATCCCGTCCAGCAGTTCTTATTCCTGTTGTTGGCATGGATTGTCGCAACCAGTCCTCCCGTCATCCCGCCAGTGGCATCTTCATCAAGATTGGTCTCAAGAATAAACGAAGAGGCTATGTCCCAAGTAAAGTGACCCCACTTGGCTGTATTGGGGGTAACGAGTTTAACGAAAAGGGAAGCCCCACTCCCTAGTGTGGTATGACCTTCCAGATAATAATGAGATGCTTTATGTATTTCTGAATGAGGGATAGTGATGCCCTCTAAGGCATTGGTAGATGGGTCCATCCGAACCTGATCCACGTCCCCAGAACCAGAGCCGTACCGTGCCGACATCAACAAAGCCTCATACCCTTCAATCATTTTACCGTTCATGGTTATTCATCCTCAATATAATTGACCGTGAAATCAGTGGGCTCTGTGAGAGTGGTGACTACCCGGATAATATCCGTGGCCCCTGACAGGATTATCTCTGCCGGATTAGTCCAAGACACATCCACTTCCAGAGTAAATTTCCACTGACGGAAGACATTGGTACCATCGTACACTTCTATCGTGATCGGATGATCCACTGTCCCCTTGTTGCAAATATTGATCATCCCTTTTCCTACTCGTGACTGATCTCCGGCTCCGGGAGCGGCAAGAATGGTCTGTGTGGCCGCTGTGGTTGAATTGGTCCGTTGTGGTTTTGCTGTAATACCCATTTCAAAAGCTCCTTAGTTGACCGCAAACATCCAGTTGGCCGCAACCACATCCCGTTCCAATTCTTCCTCACTCGTGAAAATCCCACCTGTATGACCAAACACAGAAAGCCCGTCAACCCCACTGACGGCATATCCTGTATCAGAATCGTACCTGCCACCAGCAATGATACATGGGTAGGTGCCATTTCCCGCAAGCATGACCGTGTTCCCTCCTCCGTCATCAAACCAACCTAGCCGAGCATTGGCCCCGTCATCACCGATAACAGCTTTGCCCCCATCTACAGATATATAATCATCAAAGGTACCCACTCCATCCACATCCAACGTGCCGTCTATCTGAGCATCGCCAGTCACATCCATATCATTCAGAACAAACAGATCATTTCCCACCTGCATATCATTTTCTAAATCCAAGTCATTCCCAAGAACATTGGTTTCCCCGGCAATGGAATTACGAAGGTACATGGTGGCCACACTTACCGGAAGCCCGAGAAGCATCAATGGGAAAGCCGCATTACCAGGTCCTTCTCCTGTAGTTATAGACCCTTGTTCAGAGCCGTCTCCGTGATCATCATAATCATCATAGCCTTCCCCCACCGCTTCCCCGGCATCAAATTCATCCAAACCATGATGTGACTTGTAGGAGAGTCCTTGAGGAGCCTTCAAAATCAATTCAGCACCTTGAACAATAGGCATATATCCATTTGGATCAGTGACCGGGTCTCCGGACGTGTCTCCCAACTCAGACCACACCACGGGCCAATCTCCGGTGGCTCCAGAAATATCAACCTGATCCCATGAAGCCCATTGGAGAGCCGTCAAGAAGGTTATGTAATTGAGAGTCAAATCGTCAGCATCTTGAAATACCATGGGATCAGTCGCATCATCAAAGCCCGTCCCATCATCCAAAAGAGCTACAGCATCTTCCCAGTCCCAAATCTGGCTTTCCCCAGAGTTGCTATAATTCATGGACATGAGATCCTGGACCAATGTGAAATCTAGTATATTGCCACCCTCCCAGTCTTGAACTGGACGAACACTTATCACCGCAGAGGCCATGGTGAAGTGGGCCAGTTGTTCCACGTTGTGATCATTCCCCGAAGGAGCTGTGCTGGTGGCTGTTATTGTCAGGGTGTCTGGTTCAGTAACATTATGGCCACCTCCATCCGTAAGGGTGCCCACCACGTAAGCAGGCCCATTCCCAAGGCCAGAAACATCTATGGTCAAAAACTTGGTAAGATCCTCTGAGGTGGTGGCTCCATCTATAGTCATAAGAACACTATGACGAACACCAGTAGAATACCTCACCCATTTCCCAGCCCTGATCTTGATGTGAGTGGAATCTACACGAATAACCTCGAAGTGATAGCCCTTGTCATTAGCAGGGTTGAACCGATGTCCCCTACGAGATCTGCCACCAGCCTTCCCTTCCACGCGACGGACTACATCGGCGATGCGTTTTGCACTGCTCTCAGTAAATAAGTATCCTTCACCCATCTCTATTTCCTACTGTGCTATCGGCAACCAATCAGTCCAACTCAGTTCCCACTTCACATGGAACTCAATCAGCACCACGTTTTCTCCATGACCCAATCGGGCCCCTGCTCCATTCAGCATGACGGGCTCAAGAACCTGCCTGCCAACATCATCTTCAATAGCCTTGTACGTCAAGAGGTCTGAGGCCACCGCAGAGGAGGCCAAAGGGGTAGCTTCCTTGATGCCCTTGTCCTGAACCTTCTTCACCCAGGTTCTATGATTGAGAACTACTTCGATGGTTTCCATCCAGTACTTGTCATTGTCTTTGTTCCACGCAGGGGTAGCCTTGTAATCCTTGCATAGGGCTGTCAACTTTGGAACGGTAATGCCTCCTATGACCACGGCAGCGCTGTTAATCGTTCCTTGATACGTGTAGATATTCTCTGGCACAAAACTTGCATCCTCGATGTTACGCTGGATATTGATCAAGGTCAGAAACTCTTCATCCTGCACTGCTGGATCAAAGGCCTGCTGGGCACTATTGAGGACCTTGACTGCAGGAGTAAACCTGATAGCGGCAGAACCAGTGATGTCCTCTCCTTCAGTATAGCAGCTTTCAACATCAACCCCCCTGGCAGCAAAGCCAAAGCTGACCACCGGCTTCAGGTCCCAGGGCTCATCCCCGGTATGCCCTTCCAGAACCTCCCCCTCACGCCTTTTGTAGTTGACCTGGACCTTCCAGACCTGGCCGTCACCATCTGGGCGTGGATTCAAGTTGGCCACAATCATGTCTTCATCAAATTCGTATTCATCCCCAGGCTGAGGAAGGCCCGGAGCATTCATGACCGTGAGGGCGTTGTCTTCAGGAGTGTCCGTGAAAATCTGGTAGGTGTCATAAAAGGAGGTGGTGTCCTCATCCTTCTTGCCCCCACGTTCTTCCCTCATCTGGGTTATTTCGGTGACGCTCATAAGATCTCCACTACATTGAATTCTTCACCGCGGGCCTGTGTCCCCTGTCTCAATAGGAACAACTGCCTCTTTCCTATCGCGACCAAATTCTTGATGCCCTTGTCAATAGATCGGGTGGCCTTCTCCGTCTCCTTACCAGCTTTGTGCCTGATCTTATTCTGGTAAGCCGCCGTGGTTCCTTCTTCAGCGGCACCGGCAAACTTGGGGGTGGAAACTTCACTGCGCAGATTCTTGAGCTTGTTAATTCTGTCTTGCACAGAAGACTGGATTTTCATCTCCACATCCAAAGCCTCTTCACCGAGCTGGAAGAAAGCCGCTGAACCAGCCTGGGCCCCAGCAAGCTTCTCCATGATCTTCAGACGTTCCTCTATCAACTGGTTGAGCTTCTTCTGGAAGGGAAGCTGGTCAATGATGGCGTCCGTGAACTTCTTATCAAAACTCTTTTGGGCTTCTATGTCACTAGCCTCTTGGACAAACCCGGGCTTGATCTTCTTCTGTACGTTGTTTGCCTGCTTCTCAAGCTGAGCAATCTGACGTTGGAAGTTCTGCACGATGCTCTTGCTCATACCACCGCGGGCAGCCACCTGACGAAGCCTGAACAGCTTATCTTCCAGATCTATTTCCTGGGCGAGGATCTTAGCAAAAGCCTTCCGTGCCTGGGAATCCTTAAAGAAGCGTATCTGATTCTCCCGACGCACATTGGCTATGCCCCCGAACTGCTTTTCGATCATCTCGTTCTGGGCAATCAACTGGCGCTGAGAATCCTTCAAGGCATCAACAGCATCCCGCCATTCAAAGAAGGCTTTGGCCGTTAACACTATGGCGATGTTTAGAGCAATAAAAAGTGCTGCAGTACCGGCCATCGCCAGCAGGGCCACTTTCAAAGTACTCAAAATTATGACAAACTTCACCAGACCAGCGAAGGCCATAGTGAGCTTACCCAGGATCGTCAGGACAGGTCCAATGGCTGCCACAATCAAAGCCCACTTCACAAGGGACTGGCGCTGGGCATCATCAAGCTTCTCAAACCAACCTGCCAACTTCTTGATCTTGCCAACAGCTGCCTCTACCTCGGGCAGGAAGGCCTCCCCTATTTCTATGCCAATCACATTGAATCTGTTGCGGACTATCTTGAGCCGATTGGCAAGGGACTTGAGCTGCTTCTCAGCTACCGTTTGAGTAGTGCCTCCAGCTTTATTAAGTCGCCGTTCATACACTCTAATAGCATTGCTCATCCCAATGATGGGAAGGATGGCCCCCTGAATCCTCTTCTGGAACCCCAAGGCTTTCAGGGCTGCTGATTTCTGTTGAGTAGACAAATCCTTGAGACCTTGTTCCATGTCGAAAATAATATCCGCCATGTTCCTCAGTTCCCCAGCGCTGTCAAAGACCTCAATGCCCAATCTCCTATAAGCTGCTGCATTCTCAGTGGCTGCAGGAATCAGTAACTGAAGTATTCGGGCGAAGGCTTCACCACCCACCTCTGCCTTCCTCTGCACCTCTGCAAATGCGGCTAGAACAGCCACCCCCTCCTCCAGGTCTATCCCAAAGGTTTTCATGGCCCCACCGGAGCGTGTAAGGGCTACAGCGAATTCCTCAGTGGTGGCATCCGCAATCTGGTTGGCCTCGACCAGAACATCAGACAGACGGGTCATGCCCCTCATATTCTTTTCGGCATCCTTGGTCTTCATTCCCAGGGCGGATAAAGAACCCGCCAGCAGCGAGGTGGCCCGGGACAGGTCAAAGGTACCTGCCTGGGCAAACCTGGCCGCCGTTCCAAGAGCTTTCATGGACTGCTGAGCATTCATGCCGGCACTGGCCAGGAAGAAGTAGGCTTGTGCCAGCTCCTTGGCCGCAAAGGTAGTCTGGGTGGACAAGGTCTTAGCCAGGTCCCCCATATCCTTCTTCATCTGCTCTGTCACGTTCCCCATAATAGCAAGGGACTGTGTCATTGCCTGGTCGAAGGAAGCAAAGGACTTGACCGATGCCCCCAAGGCCACAGCGATAGGAAGGGTGGCGCCCATGGTGAGCTTCTTACCAAACTTGTCCATGGACTTACCCACGGCATCAGCCTTGACAGCAAACCTATTCAATGTACCGGAAGCCTTCTTGAAGTTCTTAATGAAGTTTGTGGTGACACCGTTTAGCTTTACAACTAGGACGCCAACTGTCATTTTCCGGCCTTCCCATCCTTCTTGTCTTCCATAGCGTTATGCATGTTCGCCCACTGCATCATCTTGATCTTCATATCCTTCATTGTGGTAGCCACCTTCCTGGTGGGACCAAACTTCAGAATGAAATCGCTAATCTTGAACTTAGCTGTCCTCTTGGCCCTGTTGACCATGGCCAGCATATAAGCCTGGAGTGCAAACCCGTAATTCATCCGGACATCCAATGGCGGATCTACCCTGTTAAAGGCCAGCCATTCACCAAATTCTCTTGCACTCATCTTTGCCTGTAACTCCTCTACAGTACACCCGAGCTCTCTGGCTAATCTGAACCAGTGGTATCGCTCGGGGTGTCGCTCAAGTTTTTTTCCAGCTCCTCAACCGCGTCGTCCCCTATCCCATTGACCTTCTGAGCGTGCTCAAAAAGATCGTTGATGACCTTGGCAGACTTATTGCCCAGCGTCTTCATATCTGCCGGCGTAAACATAAGCTCTCCAGCCTCGTCCACAACGCACAGAGCCAGAAGCTGGGTGCGCAATCCCCGGATGTCCACCCGCTTGCCAGTAGTGTTCCTGGCCACCGCGGCCTCGAACTCATCCCTCTCCGTACCTGTCATGCTTCGAATCCGAACGGTTCCTCCCCATTCAGGCACTTCAATTTCTACGATAGGTCGGTCATCCGCTTTCAGTATGTCCTCTTTGTTCAATGACATGGTTAGTCCCTTTCCTAAGTTTTGATGGGGTGCTTGGTTAGCTACCCCACCGTTATTATGCTATTGTGATTTTACCTGTGACCTTCACCGTGGCAGTAGCCAAGGCTCGATCTTCCAGGGGATCTGAGGACTCATACCCAGTCAAGAACCCGTTGAAGGACCAAGTGCTTGCCGCACTGTCCGAGAACGTGATCACGATTGCCCCTGCTGCTGTATCTATCGGAGGAGTCGTCTTTGGGGCAAAACCCATCTCCACTTCCAACTCTCCATAGTCCACGAGCTTCCCCGGCAGGAATGTGTGGGCATAATCCGACGTGGCCATATGTGATGTCGGAATACTCTCCCTGGTATAACCCGGAGGAGTGATGTCAATGATTTCCGCGAGGAAACCAGTGGCAAATGTTATTGATGTGCCTGTTCCAATAAACATGGCCTAGTCCTTTCCTTTTGCGTCTGCGTCTACGCTCTTCTTTTCTTTCTTTTCTTCGAAGATCAAGCCACCGTCGCCGATCTTCACTGAGCTATAAGGAGCCGTGTTCAAAATCACCCAATGGGCATTCTTGTGGGGCTCCTTCTCTTTTTCTTCTTTGGTTAATAATCTCTTAACTTCCAATGAAAGAATCTCGTCCTGGAATTTCAGACGCATTCTCTCCTTGGTGTCGCTGGTCAAATATAAGCAGTTCATTCCAGTAGGCTGTTCTAATCGGACCCATCCGCATCCAATACAAAAAGTCCAGATCTCCAATTTGGATTCTTCCACCGTCTTCTTGCTCTTGGTTCTCTTGGGCATTGCTACTCCTCCTCTCGGGGTGCTCTAAAATTCTGAATTACCAGATATCTTTTATTGTCGTCCATTCCCAGGGGGACCTTACCCCCCACCGTAAAGATGTTGTGATACTTGGTATCATTCATATGAAAGATACCTGTCCTATTCAATAGGATCACAATCTCCTTGAGCTTGTCATGGGCCCCATTGTAACTCGTGCCGCGGACTCTGACCTGGAAGTTAGGATTCTCATCCTCCTCCGTCTTCTTGGTATGGCTCTTGAGGGATTCTGTCTCCCCGTCATAAATAGTGATGGACGTGTTGGGTTCCTTGGGTTCGTCCCCCACGAAGATGCCCCAGACGTCTTTCTTGTTGGCACCGAACTGCCCGATGCCGGCAGCCACCAGCAAATCCTTTACATCGTTTGATACCGATTCCATTATGGCTTCACCTCCCCTGCTACCAGCCCCAGGATCTTCCTCTGGTTTCTTATGAATGCCTTCTCCAGGAACTTGGCTTCACCTATCTGACTCACATCCTTGTCAAACGACTGATTCCCCTGCTTGTCAAAGTAGGCCGTCACATTGCCCAGCTTGACCCCGGTGACCAGCTTGCCCTTGGCCTTGGTGTGGCGGGCCTGCAGATCCTCATGAACATAGATGGCGTATGCTGCTGAATACCCCACAGCCACAGATGGGTAGAGCAAGACGCTGATAGGGAGCTTGAGCTGCTCCTCTGCCACAACTTGGTCATGGTGGGAAGCCATCTCTCCACCCTCCGGGCCATTGAACCTGGCGGCCACTCGGCTCCGACCATGCCAGATGGTAAAGGCAGAGGCTTTCAGGTTTCCCGTATCCACAGGGGTAAGCTTCTGAGACTCCCTCTGCAGGAACAGGCCCCCAGTGATCAAGCCTTTCAAGGTCTTGAACTGGATCTTCTTGGCAGCCATGTTCATTCTACGAACAGCCCTGTCAAGTCCCTGTACCCTGATAGATGTGGTTCTCATAGCCATCCCGTCCTCAAATACTGTTCCCCATCCAAAGTGGGGATCTTGTCTGCTTTACGAATCACATAAGCGGCATTGATCTTGTTGGGGTCCTTGGTGTCGGCCAGGCTTGCCAAGGTGCCCAGGTAGAGGAAGCCCCCCACCACCACATCCACGCTACAATCCACGATGGACTGGGAGACCTGCTCCTTGCCCGTGGCATCCTTGAACAACTCAGCGGTGTCTTCCCACCGGCAAGTGATAGCCACGGGATCGTCAGTCTGAGTCTTCCCGTATCCATCCGAACTTGGATTGCCCCAGTAGACCGCATCTTGTATCAACATCGTTGTGAGTATTCGCATTACCATGATGCTACCTCGTGATATCTGCATCCTCATCGCTCACAGGACCCAGGGCGGACAGCTCTGCCGTGTAGGTGCCCTCCTTTGCATCGAGCTGTATTCCAGCCAAGGTTCCGGTCGTGTCCAGGATAAGGGCCTGCTGCCCATACATCGTCACATTAAAATTCAATCCCAACTTGTACTGAAAGCTCTGGGCAACACTCCGTGCCTTCTCACTGGCACTGCGCATGTCCCGGATAGCCTGGAAGTGAGCGCTGAGCCACCGCTCGATTTCTTTGAGCTGGGTAACATCCGTCATGCCCCCAACCGTGTTCACCTTACTGGTCAGAATGTTGGCCGCCGTGATCATGACCTCAACATCAGCATCCAGTATGGAAGAGGCTATATCGATGATCTGCTTGACCTCTGTGACTGTGACTCTATTGGCCATCTTTCGTCCTCCACATTTCAGGGCTCACAAATTCCTTAACGGCCTTCCCATTGAAACGAATCTTGAGTTCGCTAAGAAGTTCCTTCAAGGGGTCAAAATTCCCCTTCACGAATTCACTGGGCCAGATCTCCGTTACATTCAGCCCATTGTCCTGCATCTCCTTGAATCTTAACTTGTGGACATCCACCCAGCTTTGCCATCCCTCTTCGTTCCGGTAGGCACTCATGAAGGCCGTCTTCATGCAACTATGGATGATGTCCTTGTCGTCCCGGCGAACAATGACCCACTTGGCATCCGGGAAGGCTTCATGGAAGGTGGGCCACACCAGACACATCTTGGCACCTTTGTAGAACCAGGGACCATTCTTGTAGCCCTGGAACTTAACTATACTCTCCATCTTGTTCCGAAGATTAGCCAGGGGCATCAAGTGATTGACATCTGGAAGGGGGTTCTGCCCGCGGGGATCAGCACTGCACAAGAACAAATATGGTTTGAGCACATTCTCTCTGAGCTCGATGTTCTCATACATGCCCTTCTTGTTCCAGTTATTTGCCCCATAGGTATTGCCACCAAAAACATTACATCGATAAAAGATGCCACCAGTCATAGACGTTCCAGACCTTGCACAACCCGTGATAAATATCGGCGCTATCATATCCAATTCTCCTTCATCCATTCTGGCAGGTCATCTCCTGACAATTCATGTGGTCTGGGTTTGCCATGAAAACAGACCGCTCTTACATCCTCCGGCAGGGGGTGGCTATACAGGTAGTCCCTCTTGTAAGAAGCCACATTGATATAGGACTGGACCTTGGCAGGATCCTTGATGCCGTACACTTCATCCAGCATCTCACAGATGAAGTCCTGATCCCCGCGGTAGTCATGATAGAGCTTTGGGTTGAACAGCTCCTTAGCCTTCCGATACAGCCCACTCAGGTCACCCCTCCAAGCCATGATGCCAGAGGCCCGTTTAGACTTGGGGTTCCATGGGTCGATCATTGCAATACGTCCGGCATGATCCATCAGGGGGTCCAGGCACCCAGTGATGACCGTGTCCAAGTCCAAGTACAAATACTTGTCGGTGGTCCTAAGTATGGCTGGACGGAAGATCTCCAGCTTGCTCCAGAACCCGGGCCAGTTATGCTTCAACGCAATCCTCTCACAGGGAACCTCGCAATCGGAGAGGCAGACAAATCGGTATGGAATCCGCAGGTGCTTCTTGAGCATGTTCTCCAGCTTACCCACATAACTCCCATTGAAGTCTCCCCCTGTCCTGAGCACACACATCACCAGCAGCTTCCTATTTGATTTAGGAATCCCTTTATTAACATCTATGATGGGTTCTGGTTCCGGTGCCCGGGTCTGAATGGCTGCCACAGGGCCTTGTACCTTGGGGGCCTTCGGAAGATTCTCCACACAGACCGGTCCCTTGGGTTTCTTGGTCTTGTAATCCTGCCAATTCTTTTTAGTGAGCTCAATAAAGGTGGAAGGGATATCCACCTTGCCGGCTGACTTGGTGTCCTGGGCCAAATACCATTTCTTGTGGGACTCAGTGGGGCAGGAGTTCCAGAAGAACTTTTCGTCATAGTAATCATTCCAGAACATAAATGTGGGGATCTTGAAAGCGGTGGCCATGATAGTCAGCCCGGATGGGTATCCCATCATACCATTAGAATGGCGTATGACCTCGAAGGCTTGCTGAAGGGTGGTCTGGCCGGACAGGTTAACTGTCCCAGGTATTTCCTCTTCAATCTCGGCATCCAAAAGATTCGTATCCCATGAACCCCCCACCACCACCAGCCTCTTCTTGGTTCGTTTCACTATCTTCTTCAGATCAGAAAGGGTATTCTTAAATGGGTACTCCCCCATCCACCGGCCATACAGTCCATGAGGAATGAAATAGACCACAAAGTAGTCCCCGATCTTCTTATGAAGGTCTTCCCCATATTGCTTGCAACCCAAGGGACGGAACATGGGCTTGAACCAATCGGGGTCCCCCCACGCCGTGTCCACCTTGTCCAAGCTCTTTCCGAAACGCAGGACCCCATTATAGGCCATAAAGTAATCCTGATCTGTCACATTGGGGAACACTGTCCGGCCATCCTGCAAGTAGGCCTCATTCCAATGGCTTCCCGATTTAAGAGCCGTCCTATACCCAGCAGCATTGACATGGGGGCAGGCTTGGACCAATTCAAAAGTTCTATTCCTGGATGGCTCCTTATCCATGTTGACTATCCGCACATCTGGCAGTGACAGGTTCTTTGTCCGCAAAAAGCCTGGGAGCTTGATGAGACACCAGTAGCTGTCCCCCACCCCAGGAGGAATGAGGATCTTGGGACGGATCTCCTGAGCCTTGGTGGCTACGAAGAAGATCTTGCCGGGGATAGGCCTTGAAACAAAACTGATGAAGAAGCCAGTCTTTTCCAGCAGGGCTATCATCTGCTCCTGGTCCCACATCCACAGGTGCTCGATTGCTTTCCAGTGATGCTTGCCAGCCTTGTTATGGAAGTCCGGGAGCTCCAGGTACAGTCGGCCGTCCTGGGTAGTTATCCGGTGAAGCTCTTTGAGGGTGGCGACTGGATCTACCAGATGCTCCATCACATCGTGAACGGTCACTGTCTCAAAATAATCTGTGGGGAAGCACACATCCTCAATAGCAGGTTCAGAATACACATAGGGAGTCTCCCCATTATAAGGCTCAAAACCCCAAGCGTTGATGCCCTTACTCCTCTGCAACTCCACAAACTCCCCACCCCCACAACCAAAGTCCAGCATGCGGCCTTCCCGGAAGCCATAGTTGAGGGCCCGAGCCTTGGCTGCCTTAAGGTCTTGGCGATGGGAGTGGGTATAGGTGCCCTTGAAATAATCCTTGTACCATCCCTGGAGTTGCCTCTCAGTCATGTTCACCATCTGGCGCATAATCCCACAAGAACACTGGGCCACATTCACATTATTCTTTTGTGAAGTGGTATACTCCGACCTCCCGCAAGTACATCGTCTCAGTAGTTGTCGGCTCCTGGTTTTCAATGGATGAACCCCTTCTTTATCATATAATCATAGAACACTTTCATGATCTCGATGTGCTCCTGCTCCGTCATATCCATTCGCAGGATATTTGGGGCCAGCTTGATATGGCTGGCAAAACTGAGGCACGTAAATCCATCTGTCTTGATGCTTCTAATGTTGAAGCGGCCAAGGTGTTTATACATCTCCGTCCCAGGGAAGGGAATGAAGTTGCTGGTCATAGCGTTGTCAATTTTGTTGCGGTCGATGAAATCCATATTGGCCTGGATGGTCTCGGGGGTATCGAAGGGAAGCCCAAGCATGAAGAAGCTCCGGACCACGAGGCCCTCCCCCCTCAAGATGTGAACTGCCTTCTCCATCTGCTCGACTGTGGTCCCCTTGTTGAGCTTCTTGAGGACCCCATCATCAGCCACCTCAATGCCAAGGCCTACTTCCCTGCATCCTGATCTGTACAGCCACTGAGCCACATTCTCATTCACATGGTTGGCCCGGGTGGAGCAGCGATAGAAAATGCCCAAGGGCTCCAGGGCCGCGGCCAGCTCAAGGAAGTGGGATTGGTTGGCAGTGAAGGTATCGTCCTGAACCCTGAACTGTCGGATGCCGTAAGTGTCTATGATGCCCTTTACCTCGTCCACAATGCCCTGTACAGGCCTGAAGCGTACCCGATGGGCATAAAGTCCTGGGCTGGCACAGAAGGCACAGTTGTAGGGGCAACCACGAGAGAACATAATGGAGGTGGACCCGTGCTCATCATACATCTTGCCATTGGTGAAAATGGATGGGGTCCTGACATAATCATCCGGGAGCAGGGACCGATCCGGAACCAAGTCATCGATGTTGACATCTTTCTGCGCTGGATAGAACGCAAGCGGGTGCCCGGATTTGAAATGCTTCACATACTTGATTATGGATTCTTCCGCCTCCCCCACGAAGATGGAGTCAAAGACGGGATCGATTTCCATAGGGCTCAAGCTGGCATAGACCCCTCCCACAATCAACTGGGAGCTCCGATGGATGTCCTTGATGGCCTTGGCCAGTTCCACACAGCTCTCGTAAGTCCCATGCACCGTGGAAAAGCCATATACATCTGCATGGGGTATCTCCTCAATGGGGTGAACGTTTGTATCATAGATGTCAACCTGACAGCCCTTTTCCTTGAGCACGGTGGACAGGTACAAGATCCCCAGGGAGAATTGCTCCTTGTAATTGTAGAGCCACAGCATATCCGGTATGACAAAAGTGATCTTCATTACATCCCTATCTCGTAGCCAAACTGTTTACTCAAATCAACCAGCCGGTCCCGGTACGCCCACATGAAGTCCAAGTCCTGCGGCTTGTACTTGGTGATGTCCTGATCTGGTCTCCACTCATGAAAGCTGATCTTGGTCCCGGCCTTCTCCCAATCGGCATCCGGAAGGCCACACCACTTCAATAATTCTGCAACCTTCCCCCTGCCCCCTTCCCCAGCATGGTCTTCATGCTTAATTGTTCGACATCTTGGATTCTCCTGCCACTTACAAATCTCCTGGAGCTGACCAGCATATTGAGCAGCAAATATATCAAGGTCACTTTCCCGGTTACTGTTCTGGCTTTCTTTTGGTTCACGGTTCTTGAACTGGCTCATGTAGGTGGATCGGAAATTGCGAATGATGAAAATGATCTTGGCATCAGGCCACATGCTCATTATGAAATTAGGGGCGAACGGCTCCCACTTGGTTTCCTTCATTCCCCAGCGGGAAAACCCCTCACGTTCTGCCGGCTCACCATAAATTCTTTCAAGCATGGTCTTCCAACCGTCCATGTGGTCTTGGAGAGTGGGTTTGATTGTAGCCATCCACATATCAGCTCCATGCTCTCGGAAGTAATGCACATCATTCACCCGGGCCACATTCGGAGTGTCCGGCGTGATTAGACTATTGTCTATAGGCCACAGGTGGAAGGACTCCCCCCAGATAAACACCCCTTTGGTAGAAGTGAGTATACGTTGAAGCCATGTACTCCCGCATCGTGGCCCTGCACTCAAAATGAATATGGGGTCATTCATGCTACCTGCTCCACTCTTGGTAAAGTGTAAACTACTCTCTCAAAACAATTCAAAGCACTGTCAGGGCCGGCATTAAGAACCTTGCACCCCGGATACATATCAGGCAGGTCCTTGGCTATTCTCTCAAACCCCTCCCGAAACAAATCCAGAGAAGTCTTGCCCTCTGGATCCTCCTTGTAATCCAATGGAATGGTGTCTATATCATTACGATGCCAATTGCGCTCCCCCTTGGGGCCTTGCTTCATATCGTACCCCAACAACACCACATTCTTGGCCCCCATCTTCAAGGCCACATTGATGGCTGCTCCACCCGTGCTCCAGTTCCATCCTATCCGCGGACCTGTAAACAATCCCAGGGGCCTTCTCCGTATCCACTTCACAGACGGGTCACCCGTGGGTCGTGTAGTCTGGACGGAGATCTTCATGCGAGGGAAAGCCAGGAGCTCTTCTTTGTAAACCTCATACCACCTGTTATCCCCCCAGATGCAGGCATCCACCCACACCCCCAGCTTAAAAGCATCATTGATCCCCAGGACCCTGCGATCATGGAAAGGTGTCCAATCAAACCCCTGCAGGCTTGGCCCGCCACCAATGACAAACACAGTCTCCCCTTCCCATATGGCTTCGGGGGTCCAGTAGGGACTGTTTAGCTGAGGAGACTGTGTCATCATCGTACCCTTAATCCTCTTCGTCGTATTCGGGTTTGTATCCGGCTTCCACCATCTCGGTGGCTCCGGCCTTCTTCAGAAATTCCTCGTTCACACATTCGTCAGTCACTTCCCCATCAATGACCTTGACCACGTCCCAGCGCCCTCTGCCCTTGTGAATGGCCTTGAGCGTCATGACAGGTTCGGGAGTTTTATCCACTTCCGATTCCTTCTCTTCTTCCTGCTGGACCTCCTGCTGGACCTTTTCCTCAGCCTGGTCCTTGATCGACGGGGTTCGCATCGGCTTGCCGTTGACTGCCGGGAGAGCATCACTCACCTGGGTAAACTTATTGGCAAATACCACATCAAGGGGCGTGTCCGATTCGATGATAGGCTTCTTGTCTCCGCGGCCATCAAATGAGCAGCCACCTTCCATGTGTCTTCCGTGTAGCAATCTGAACTTCATGATATCCTCATTCCTTCTTGGTTAGAAGTGGAGGCCCCCATGGTTAGGGGGCCCCACTCAGTTTTCTTTACGCGGCTAGGTGAGTCACCCCACTGTTACCGTCCTGATCAGACCTGATCTCCGGCACGGAAATCGTCATGATCTTGAAATGGAAGATTGTTGAGCCCTTGCTCTCCCATTCCACGTTTGTCAGAGGAAGGCCTTCCACGATCCGCACAACGTCTTCCGACATCTGGACCATGACAACGTTGTTGGCCGTGAGCTTATCGGCGACCTTGACGCTGTTGATGCCTTCGATGGCCAGGATTCGCTGGCGGATAGTGTTGTTACCCTTTGCCGTTGAATAATCCTCATCCAACTTCGTCTCGTAGGCCGTAGGAATGTAGAGATTCCAGGGACCGTACTTTTTCGCCTCGATGCTCTCCTGCTTCATGTTGAGAACGTCGGCGACGACCTCAGCACCAGTCTTACCGGCGGCATCCCAGTTCTCGGAAAGCGTGACCGTATTGCGGTCAGGGTAATCCGTGTAGCCGTATATGATGTATCCGGCATACTTGAACAGGCTTGTTCCGTTGAACAGGATATCTTCCTGCTTATCGGCGACCTTCTTGGCCGAGAGCTGTGCCTGAGTCGTGTCCAGGGCTTCACCCCTGTTGCGGCTCGAAGCCAGCTTACGAATGCTGATCTGATACTCCTTCTGGATGAAGGGCAAGGGCAGGCCGACCGTGGCATACTTCACCGCGTCGTTACGAGCCCGGGTTACCCCGTCCATCGTGATTTCAGCATCTTGCATATCGCTGACGTTCTCCGACTCGATGACCGAAGTCCCCAAGCCATTCTGCAGTACTTTGCGCAAACCAGCCATCAGCACATCCGCATATCCCACCAGTCTGTCCTGGGATGATTTGATGATCGCTGTGTCCAGTACGAGCCACTCATCCTTGCGGAGAGTCCCGTTGGTGCGCAAGGCACCCCATGACTGCGTGTTCAGGAGCAGTTGCGCCTGTGTTGGCATCACGCCGCCATTTGCCTCTATCAGTGCGAGAAGTTGTGGGTCCATGATATTGGTCCTCCTTCTTTTCTTCTCGGTTAAGATTGCGATGGTTACGCAATACGTACAACAAGCCGCCTGGACGCCAGAGCCATTGCTGCCGAATCACTGGCATCAACTGCTTCACGTGCAAACGCTATGAGCGCTTCAGGGTTCGTGATGGAACCGTCCGAGCTGGTATCCTGCACACGCAGTTCTCCACCTCCATTGGACTCCAGCCTGTCACCTATCGCGGCATTCTCGCCATCCGCCAGGATAGCATAGACCTCTTCACCGGAGCCGTAGCACCGCATGAAGACCCTGGCCGCAGCCGCGTAGACGTCGCTGATCTCATTCCCCTGCACGTAGTCCTCGATGGCGAACATCTTCTGGACTACCGCAGCCGCCGTGGCCTGCTTCTGAACCTTCGCAGTGGAAAGCTCTTCAACAAGCTGTCCGGGGTATATGGCCGCATTCGCTACCGCCTCATACTGCTCCCCGGTCTCCTGTTTCACTATGATCGAATTCCGTGCTGGCATGTTTGTGCCCTCCTTTATATCTCGATCAGGTTTACTTCAACCCAACTTTGGTTAGTCCTTTTTCTCAGGACACAGCTGAGGCATATCCGGCACACCATCGGCCTGGGTATTAACTACCACTGCCGGCGCCTGTGCGGAATAATCATTCGCGGACTTCTTCGACCCAGCAAGCTGGAGAAGACCTTGGAGCTCATCAACGCTCTTCACGCTGAGCTGCTCCGGGGTGAACGGACAAGCCGCATTGCCGACCAAATCGGCAATCATCCCATCCTTGATGGCCTTATTCTGGTCCATCAATGCTTTCAGGGATGACTTCAGAGGCCCTTCCTCGCTGTTGTCATACAGCTCCTGGAGCGTCTGAGGCGTTGCCTCTTTCGGAGCGTCAACCTTTGGCTCGTCGACTTTGGGCTCGTCAACATTCACCTTGGGCTCATCGACTTTAGGTTCGTCGACTTTCGGCTCGTCCACTTTGGGCTCCGTTACCGGGTCCCCGTTGTCTGTAAGGCCTGCGCCCTTCAGAACAGTCGCGAAAGCCTCATCGGTCAGACCGACGAGCACTTCCTTGTCTTTCTCACCCCAACCGCTTTTATTCGCAATCAGAGCTTCTATGGATTTGGTTCTGTCCATGACAGAGCCTCCTTTTGGTTTGATGTCGCCCTGACCACCAGGAACATCATCGTTATTTTCTTCATTCACCACCGGCACGAATTCCTGCACCATCCTGACTTCGATAGCATCCCCCACCAGCTCCACCTTGTCGTCGGCAGTAATGGCGTAGCCTTGCTCGAAGAATAAGATGCCGTTGTCATTGGTCTCGAACTCGTACACGAACTTCTTGTCAAACACATCCCGCACCCAGACCCACTCATTGTCTCCGGGCTGGATCTTCACCTTGACGGCTTGATTCAACTCCTGCCAAATGTCACTGTGGCTGAGCTCGTTCACCTTGAATCCGAACGTGGGCAGCTTGTCCTTGACATTGCGCAGGAACATCCTCAGCCTACTTTCCTCTTTTCCTTTCACCTCATCCCCTCCTCCTGTGTCTTTATTTCTCGCAAGGCCTGCTCCATCTATCCAACTACAGGCACCACTATCATTGGGGAGGAGGGCCAAGTGATCCGGACGGTAGTTGAAGACCGTTCCCAGATACTTTTCCCCACTCCAATTGCCGGCTATGCCATCGCACTCCGTGAACAGCCCGGTACTCACATCTATGTTCTCATTGTTCTGCAGCTTCAGCAGGACATCCGGCGCCACCAGGGCGCACTTGTTCACATCCACCCATACCTCAGCATGGAGCTTGGTGGTGATGGGATCATAATTCACATTAAAGAGCTGGCCTACCGTCTGCCCCTCGAAGATCTCAGGCTGGTTGGCCGTGATGGGCTCCCCAAAGGCATTCTGCGGATGGCCCGTGTTGGTGACCACTACCGGCTCCCCTGCCCAGCTGTCCGGGAACTTGGCAAGCTCCGAGGCGGGGTAGAAGATGAGGTTGTGGACTCCCTCACAGATCAGGACGGTTGGGATGACCAAGTAATCCGTATCCCCCAGGACTTGGGAAGTCACCAGATTGCTCATGAGGTGGCGGAGACCTATGCTTCCGGCCTTACCCACTGTTCCCTCTTCCAGGTTAATGCTGAGGGCCTGGTAGGAGGCAGGGAGCTTGAGATTGGTATCAGGGATAACTGCCGGCTTGACATTTCCCTTCACTGCCTCCAGGGCTTCCTCTATCAACACTGATGGATCTCTGCTCTTCTTCATGGCTACTTCCTCTTTGAATTCCAATTGATGGCATCGTGCCCGTCGCGATACTCCTGGGTAGGAGCGCCGGAACGGCTTGAAGCCCTGTCCTGGGCTATCCTATTGCAATCTCCTGGGATGCTCTTCATCATCGGCTTATTCGCTCTCTTTGTCCGTGCCATGGTTAGGCTCCTATGCTTGCGGCTTCTACTTCAAATATACCTGGCTCTATTTCTACCAACTTATCAAAGGGGCCCAGGTAAGGGAGGGCCACACATCGGCACTGGGGGTGCAGGGGGATGAGCCCCTCTATCACATCCAGTTCAAAGATCAATCCTTCCATGCCCTCACAATCAGGGCAGACTCTTCCATCATTTGCTGTGGCCCACTCCGCCTTGACCATGACTCCTGCCAGACCGGCTTCCCGGTAGGTGTTGATAGTGGCTACGTGGTGCGCCCGGATGACCTCAGTGCGGGCTATGATTCGGGCGCGTGTCAGGGCTCTCATTGGCGTCCCACGTGAATCCACTATGGCCAGGTCTCCCCCAGCCTGTTCGATACGATTTAGGAGGATTCGAGCAATCTGCCGGGGATTTCTCCCCTCTGCTAGACCCTCAGCAAGACTTCTGCTTATCAGGTCCTCCATTTGATCCGTCACTCCCTTCAGTTCGGAGTACACCCTTGTATAGATGAGGCCGACTTTATCCGCGTGGATAGGGAGGTTGAACCTCGCATCGATTCCAAAAGCTCTTTGCTCCAGCCCGGTTACCTTGGAAGGGGTCACCCCTGCCTTGAGGAGCTCAGCGTCTGCCCTCTTCATGCCCTTCTTGTAGGCGGAGTCAATATATGTGTTGGCCCAGGCAACATCCCCCACTGCCGTCCTGGGGACTCCTGCGGGGATCTTAAGGATCTCCAGGTTGTTGTTTGTATGGAGCCACTCCATGAAGCCCTTGACCTTCTCCGGGTTGGTGTTGAACTGAAAGGCCCTGGTGGGAAGCTTGCTGTCGGCGTTGGTAGCTATGAGCCCGAAAGGATTGTCCTTCTCCAGGAGACCGAAGATATCCTTGACCACAATGGCATCCCAGATGAGAGCCTTCATGGTCCTGAACCGTCTGCTGGTCTCCCTCACGAATGCCTTTCTGAGGGTCAAAGTACGGGTTGGGTCCACTTTGAGGGCTGCATTGGTGGCTAGAGCATGGCTACAAGCCCCAGAATGGCCCCTGTTGGCCATTAAGGAGTGCCTTCTAGCTCTATGTATAGCTGCAAGGGATGTCATCTATTCTCCGCCATTCTTAGGGATCGCTGGGGGGAGCTTCAGCTGGAGCTTAGCTGCTGCTGCCTCCGCCGCTTCTGCTTCCCTACGTTCCTCTTCCAAATCCTTGTCCACCTGTTCCAACATTGTCTTGGCTTCGTCCTCTTCGTATCCCAGCACCGTAGTCAAGAACTGCTGAGGAGGGATGACCATATCGGCTCCGCTCTCCACGTATGCCTTCAGGGCCAGGGCCACCTTCTCGGCGATCTCTGCCATGGCCTTGGCGTCAAGGGCATTGGTGTCGGGCCACGTTATAAGGACCTTCTTGCCCTTCGCCGTCTCAGGCAGGACTCCGGCTCCCTGGCATCGCTGAATGAACTGCTTGAGGATGACGGGCTCTGCGAAGTCTCCCCGGCGCTCCCCTACCCTGGATTCCCAATTCTCCTTGTCCTGGGTACTGGCCATCTCCCCTCTCTCTGCACCCGTCAAAATTCTGACAGGGATGCCCGTGGTGCCTGAGATCATCTGGAGCTGGACCTCTACATGAAACTTGGGGTTGGCTACTGTGGGGGCCAGGCTGTTGGCCTTCATCCCCTTGACCCTCAACACCCTTCTCATATTGTGGACGTATTCATCCACCTCCTCATTGAGGGCTGTGGCTTGGGCATCTGTGAGCGTGGCTTGCTTGTCCTGCTCAAGGGCAATACCCGGAAGGGCTCCCCTCCAGAACATTTCACCACTGCCCCCGAGTATCAATTCCAAATTGTCCAGGCGATTGTAGATGGCCTCAAGCCTTGGGGTGCCGTACACATTAGACTCCAGGAGCCCCTTCGCTATATGAACCACCCTGCTCCAATGCACATCCATGGTCTTGCTCACGGTCTTGGCGTCCTGGCTGCCCCCTCGTCCACCACCAAGCTGGATGTTTGTGTTGGACTCATCCTGCATGACCACGTTGAGGGTATACATCTCGGGGAGGCCGAAGCGGTCATTAGTGATATCACCTACCCAGCTCTTGATCTTGGCGTTGGTTTCTGAGAAGGGCTGGATGTAAAGTAGCTGTCTGTTGTTGTTCTGCTCGACGGGCTCACTGGGAAGTTTGGTGATAGTGACATCATCAAAGCCCAGATACAGGACTGAGTAGCGACCGATGCCGGCCAGGATGTCTCCGCGGGCAAAGTAGTGGTAGACATTCTTCTCCTCTACGAGCTCCTCCCAGGCTTCCTCAAAGGCTGTGCTGACTTCCGGGTCTTCATCCTCCTGGACCAGGGGCTCTCCCCTCCAGGTGGCTTTGGGGTAGGCGGTGACGATCCTCTGACAAATGTCCTGGCGATCATACTTGGCTTTGAAGGTGCTGTAATCCAAATACTTCTTGTAGCCCAGGGCTTCGTAGACATCTCGCTCAGTTCCGTACATCTTACCCAGGCCGCGGGCTATGAGATCCCTGCTGCCGGAGACGGAGCTCAGTGCCATTAACGAGAGCACACTTGTAGCCTGACCCACATTGCCTTTCTGTATGCCTGGGTACGCTGTTCTCATCTTATTCCTCCGCGATAAAGTAATCGAGCTTGCCGGTGCCCGTGGTCATCTTGGCGTAAGGGGCCGTGGTGGCCAGCCTGCCGCTGCTGGGCTCTCCCAGCCATAGCTCATCGAACGGGATAAAGACTCCACTGTCCATGCTCCCCACCTGGGCATTGCCTGCTGAGGCCTCACTACAAAGCATTTCATATCTTCCAGGGGTGGTGAGGTCTCCCATGTCCAGGGCAATGGGGCTGGTGGTGAGGTCAATCTCATTGGAGGCGTAGCCATTCCCTGTCTGATCTATCCGGACGGTGTTGTTGGCCAATCCCCTGTTCTTGAGGAGGTCCTTGGAAAGATTGATGTTACTGTTGACTGTGATTTCGTCTGCCATTGTCCTACTCCTCTGTTAAATCTTGGACGACCTGCTTCAGGAAACTTGCTTTGATTCTGAGCACCATGGGCTTCACGATTGGCTCCGGGGGAGTGACCGTGACCTTGAGGGTGCCTGGGGGATCTATAGGCTCAATGGTCCAATGCTCTGAGAGGTTGCGCTTCATATCTCTGAGGCCTCCTTACACCCACAGCAGACCAACCGCTTCATGGCCCCCATCTTCTTCCCGTTGACATGCACTATTACCTTCCAGGCCTTCAGGTAGATCACCTCACCACATACCAGGCAGGAGCTTCCGTCCGGCTGGGCTTCTTCCCATCCATTGGTGAGGTTGACTGTGAGTTCAGCTTTGGGCATTATGCTGCCGCCCTCCCCCATGTCCCTGCTGTGCCGTCATCATCCGGCCCACCCAGGTCATTAAGCTTATTGAAGGCCCCTGAGCTGCCGTCCGCCTGGTCCTTGAGCTTGCCCTTGGGGAACAGCTTCATCTCATCCTTGTACTCCTGGACCCATTCCCCCTTGACCAGGAACACCATGGAAGCCTCGACCGCACAGCTGTAGGGATTGGCTCTCTCTTCCTTATCCCCCTGGACCGTCTCCTTATGGATGTTGAAGCCCATCAGGTTCTGTATGGTCCTCTGGGCGCTCTCCTTGCCCCCTGAGCCAGGCTCTTGCTCCACCCAGATCTCTACCTTGGACTTGGAGCCGAACTCCTCGGCGTCATCCTCGGCGACCTGCTTGATCCTCTTCTCCCTGGCCGCGTAGTCCCACCGGCCCTTGACCACATCGTCGACAACGAAGGTTCCGTTCTTCATTAAATGCATACGTACCCCTGCCGTCCTGGCCTGCCCAGGGTTCTTCTTCTTCTTGTCTTCCTTGGTGCCGGCCTTATCCCAGTAGCGAACGGTCTTGACGATGAAGTTGGGGTTGATGGCTCCCACCTCTATGAAATTCTCTGACTTGAACATTCCCCCACCACGAGGGCTGGGACGCTGCTGAAGCTGCCCTGCAGAGCCGTACTGGCCCAGCTTGACTTCAAGCTCATGTACACTCTCCTCATCGAACCTCTGAGGCCATAGGAGCTCCCCCTCCTGAGTCCTGGGGTCCTTGAAGCCATTCACGGTCAGGGAGCAGCGGTTCCCCTCATATCTGGCCGGGAGGCACAGGTGAGTCCAATCAAACTCGGATTCCTTTTCAAGGATGTGCCCTGTGAGGTCATCCTGATTGAGGCGCTGCATGATTATAACAAAAGATCCTGTCTTGGCGTTGTGGAGGCGGGTGGACATGGTTAGGTCCCACCAATCAATTACTGCCTGGCGTTCAAGCTCGCTCTCGGCCTTCTCCACATTGTGAGGGTCATCTATACAGTTGTGAGTGAGGATACCATCAGCGAAATAGTTATGTTCTTGGTCTACTTCCAAGTTGTAGACAGAGACGGGGGCCTTGCACTTCCTCACGCCCTTGACTGTAGTTCGTATAGTCTTCATTCTTCAACCCTCAAACAAACATCCCCTTCCACCAAATCCATGGCAGACACATACTCCCCCCTGCTCTCGACCCAGACAGGGTGCTCCCCCGTGCATCTGAGCATGGAGCCATCCTCCATCTCTATTTCGTAGATGTCCTTGCCTGGGCTTTCCTGTCTCTCCAAAATTGGTCTCTCATGGAATTCCCCTGTTTTTATGTCCAAGGAGATAACCATCAGATCAGTATCAAAACCCTCCACAATATCCTTGATGGAAATCTCTCCCTTGTTGGTTAGGATCTTCACATCCCCCGGTAAACAAATAATATCCCCTCCTTCTCCTGTACCCATCCCTCTGACCGTCGAGCACTGCCGATATCCATGGTAGGAGTTGTCGTAGCGATGCTTTGAGTTCTGGTCCGGGGCAAACTTAAAGTCTGGCTGGTAGCACTCCAGGAGCTCCTGGTATCGCCTGGACTGAATGATGTCCCTGCACTTCCTGCTGTCCCTCATGACCAGGCCGTCATCGTAGGAGAAGAAGAACCAGCGCTTGGTGGGATCTCTTAGCCAGGACCAGGAGGGGAGGAAGACATTGCCGGTCAAGCTTTTCATATGCTTAGGTGGTATGTTAATGATGAGACGCCGCAGGTCACCCTTGACGACCGCTTCCAGGTGTTCACAAATGGCATCGATATGCCAGTTGGACTGGAACGGCTCAGTTTCTACCTGGGGCCAGAGTTGCTGAGTGTACTCCTGAAGACTCTGGTAGGCTAACCATGTCCAGCTCTTCCATTGTCGGAGCCCACTCCTGCTCGGTCTCTGGTCCCGGCATCGTGGATAAGTCTGCGGTAACGTTCATTCTCTTCCTTGTCTATCTTAACCATCCTGTGAATGTGATCATGCTTGTGATTGGTGGTGGAGGTGGTCTCCACTATCTGGCGCTGGACATTCTTCCACAGCTTGCTCTTCCTGTTCTGCAGCCAGAAGAAGATTGCTGTTGACTCGGGGAGTCGTTTCTTATGGGTCACTGTTACCTTCTCCCCCTCTACTAATACCGTGGCGGCGGTGAGCTTGGGGGCTGCGGCCTTCTTTTTCTCCCCCTCCTGGTCCTTTGCTGCTTTCCCCTTTGTTCTTCCACTCTTCTTTTCTATTGGGGCCTTAAGCTGCTTTGACTTGCTTGCTACCTCTCCTATAACTACATCGGTCTCCAGTAATCCGGATACTATTGCTCCTTCCAGATCAACCATTACCTTTCTTTCTGTGCAGTGGATCTTTTCCCCGTTGACGACGACCTCTATGAAGTCCCTCTTGATTTCATCGTACTCACTTCCGAGGCAGCACTCTCTCAAGGCATTGGTGATGGGGCCGCAATCATATTCCAGGGAGCCCTCCGTGACGGCGTCTTTGAATTCGGGGAATTGATTCTTCCAGACGGTGATGGTGTTAGCGTGCACTTCCAGGGCCTTGGCCAATTCTTTCTGGGAGTCTCCGAAGTGGCGGCAACATTGCTTTGCTATGGTGGGATGGGTGGCGGGGTTGTAGAGGGGAGGTTTTCCCCCGAGGTTCTTCTCTTTTGTTTTGTTCTTAGTCCTGGCCAAGGGTAATTACTCCTCGTTAAAAACGGGGCTATAGTTGACTATTTACCTAGTATTGATTAACATATTTCCCGGACTTTCTTTCAACTGCCCTCGTAAGTCATTATCAATAGGGTTCTTACGACGCACTTAAATTAGTTTAATTTATTTATATACTTTAAGTAAAGGATGGTGTATCTTGTTGGCAGGATGAAAAACCCATTAACCAAATGGAGGAGCCATATGAGCAAACCAACCCACGTCATCATGATCCAGAAGTACAAAGGTGGCCCGAGTGACGGGATAGTTGAAAGCCAGGTACACATGTACTGCTTGAAAAAGGGAAAAGATGGAGAACAATGGACTCGCATGCGCAGCATCTCTGCTCCAGATGAGATTCGAGAAGTCTGGACCAAGAATGTGCAAGACGTTGGCGACGGCATACTGATCTACACCGAAGTCGTTGAATGGGATGCCGAATTCAAAGCGTACTAATTAACTACCGCAAGGAGAACTGAACAATGAACGAACAAACAATGCGTGACTTCATTATGGAAGCACTAAACGGTACCGAGCATGAAACTGAGCAGGGAGATACAGTAGCCGCCGCAGAAGACTTCATGGAGCACGGCGTCCTAACACATAACGCTGGGACAGTGATTACAATGAGTGATGGTTCTGTGTTCTATGCAACAATCCAACAGAAGAGCTAATCATGATCAACCCCAGAGAGTTCTTTGACCTTCCGGAAGTGAAGGAAGCCCAGCAGGCCCAGAAGACGGCGGGGAGCTTTGGAGACGAGCAGCACCGCAACGCCCACATCAAGATCTTGGCCCTTGCCAAAACTCACGGGGTCCTGGATCACTTTGAATCTTTGGAACTCTATGACGCTTCTATTTTGGAAAAGGTATAGCCAATGAAACGCGGAACCCCAGTCAAGACCACAATCTTCTGCACTCCCTGCGCCGGTATAGTCACCGACGTGAAGGATGGCTGGGCCCTTGGGCTCTTCCAGATGGGGGACAAGGGGATCTGGATGGAGTGGGAGATAGCTGAAGGACTGGACACCTGCAAGGAAATGACACCAAGCAAATGGATGGAGGGTTGAATGAACCAGAAACAGCGCAAACGAATTGAGGTAATCAAGGAGGAACTTGAGGGCATTGCCGAAGAGGAACGTGAGAAGCGTGAGAATGCCCCAGAGAGCCTTTATGATTCTGAGCAATACGAAAAGATGGAAGCTGGCGCGGATCAGCTTGACGAGGTTGTTCAGGCCTTGGATGAAGTGTTAATGGCATAGGAGGACTAAGACATGGCGAATGACCGAAACAGAGACTTCGAGAAGGAAATGGATTCCCTTGAACCGGAAGGGGAGCTCAACCAGTGTGATGGGTGCCGCAGGGGTCTTCCTGTTGACGGGCATGGGAATCACTTCAACCCTGATGAGCCCTATGACCTGATTGGCTGTTCCAAGAAAAGGTATAAGACCAGCGGAAAGATCCATATTCTTTTCGACGGACATTGCATGGGCGATGAAGTGTGCGCGGAGTGTGCGCACGTAATGCAAAGGAGTGAGTAGCATGAAGATCGAGATCAAGCACAGATGGAACGGATCGGTATTGTTCAGCGGTGAATTCGGGTCGCTTAAATTATGTGTAGAGGC